AGCCCATGATGAGCCAGACGGCCATCGTGGACGTCATGGACCAGTTCGCCGCTCGGGACAACCCCCCCAGGTTCATCACCATCGAGACCAACGGAACCCAGATGCCCCGGCCGGCATTTGAGAACATGGTTCACCAGTACTTCCCTGACGTGGAGGGTCGAACCAAACTGATCCTCGAGGGAAAGCCTGATCCGCAGAGTGAGCTGTTCTGGAGCGTCAGCCCCAAGCTCTACCTGAGTGGTGAGATGTGGGACAAGGCCATCAAGCCCGAGGTTCTCAAGGCCTACAAGGATCTGAGCAATGCGGGTCAGCTCAAGTATGTGTGCAACGGAACGGATCGTGCATGGGACGAGGTCCAGAGGGCCACGGATCTCTATCGCGAGGCCGGCATCAACTGGGACGTGTGGATCATGCCCGTGGGCGCCGATCGTGAGATGCAGGAGAGTCACCAGGCTCGCATCGCGGAGCAGGCTGTGGAGCGTGGCTACAGCGTGGCCGCCCGGGTTCACACCTGGGTGTTCGGCAATGTGATTGGAAAGTAAGCTGATGCGCGTTCTAAACCTATGGGGTGGACCCGGTGCTGGCAAGAGCACCACGGCCGCTGGCCTGTTCTTTGAGATGAAGAAGAGGCAGCTGGAGGTGGAGCTGGTCACTGAATATGCCAAGGACATGACCTGGGAGAAGCGGGACAACGTGCTCAGCGACCAGCTGTACATTCTTGCCAAGCAGAACCGTCGAATCCAGCGACTCAGCGAGCAGGTGGACTGGGTCATCACTGACTCGCCACTGCCCCTGGGTCTGGTATATGTTCAGCCCAACTACTTTCAGAGCTTCGCGCCCTTTGCCATGGAGGTCTGGAACAGCTACGACAACGTCAGCTTTCTCCTGGGACGTGACTTCGAGTACCGTCCCCAGGGAAGGAACCAGACGGCCGAGGAAGCCCTGGATGTGGATGATCACCTGATCAAGGTACTGGACGACCAGGACATCAACTACATCCGCCTGACCAACGACCCCCGAGTGGACAGGGTCGCCCAGATCCTGGACGTCCTGGGCCTAAATAGCCTGTAAGGAGAACCCAAGATGTCAAGGATCAACAGGATCATTCCCTTCAGCTGGTGGCCGGCCAACTGGGGAACCAGCGGAACCCAGCGGGACGAGGCCAGGGCCAACTACGAGTGGGATGGTGAGGATCTGGAGCGAAAGCTCCTGGAGATCCGCCATCCCATGAAGGACAGCATGGCCTACCGCCTGGCCTCTCTCCAGCTGGACTACCGATACCACCGGATCGGTGAGTATGAGTATGGCCTGGGCATGATCGCCAACGACCCCCAGCTGAGCTCACTGGAGCGCCAGCGCGAGACCGCCCGCTACCTCAACCGGTTTGGAAAGATCACCCGCGAGGAGCTGGAGTTCCAGCTGTTTGAGCTGGACCATGAGGTAAAGAGCAGCCCGGCCTACCAGAGAGACCTGCTGACCATGGAGGTCAAGTGGGGAAAGAAGACCGCCGAGGAGGCCGACCAGGCCCTGCTTCTGCTGGATCATCCCAACAAGGAAAGCAAGGAGCACAAGATCGCTCAGGCTGAGCTGGACTGGAAGCACGCCAAGATCACCGAGAACCAGCGGGACAAGACCATCGCGACCCTCAACGGCGAGCCCTGGTGGTGCCTCGTGGGAGCCGATAAGAAGATCACCGGTGACAACGTCCAGATGGCCGTGGAGCTGGACTGGAACGACCACTTCATTGAGTACCTGGAGAGCAAGGGCTGGACCGGCAGAACACCCGACGAGGTAATGGACCGGTGGTTTGACAGCGCGATGCGTCAGATGCTGGAGGTGGATGAGGACGGTTATCCCCTGGATGACGGGTCCGCGGATCCCATGCCACTGGCCACGGTCAACCGGGGTCGCGAGGACGGGCTGGCCGAGTACAGCTGATGTTCTCCACATCCTACAAGGTTGTCCTGGATCCCTCTGATTTTCGTCCCGTGTTGGTTATGGTGACCACGCATCGTCGGCGACTGCGGGCGACTCTCAGACGGATCGTAGGTCCTTTCACCAATGAACGAACGGAGAAGAGGCGTTGGCATGGTCTTGAGATGTGGATGATGTTCCTGAAGTTTGATGGCGATAGAACGACCATTGATCAGATACTCATCCACTACCCTCCAATGAAGATTCAACTGGATCAGGAGTGGGGTTACTGGAGAGTGTAACCAAATAATGCGATCCACCACTCCTTGGTGTTAGGGTAATAACCTACACCAAGGAGTTCTTCTATGACGACCTATGCGATCGTGGACGCGTCAAACCTGTTTCACCGATGTAAGCACGCCACCCAGGGTGACGCGGCCACCAAGAGTGGAATGGCCATCCACATCTGCATGAACAGCCTCCGGAAGCTGTGGAGGGACTTCAGCGTGGACCATGTGGTGTTCGCGCTGGACCGGAGCAGCTGGCGCAAGGAGATCTATCCCGACTACAAGGCTCACCGGAGGGTCACGGAGGCGCTCCGCACCAAGAGCGAGCGTGACGAGGATGAGTTCTACTTTGACTCCATGAAGGTGTTCGTGGAGTTTCTGAGAACCCGCACCAACGTCACGGTCCTGGAGGCCAAGGGCTGCGAGGCCGATGACTTCGTGGCCCGGTGGATCGACCTCCACCCCAATGACGACCACGTGATCCTGAGCGGCGACAGTGACTTCTACCAGCTTCTAAGTGACCGGGTGAAGATCTACGACGGCGTCAAGGGCTGGACCATCACCACCACGGAGGTCTTGGACGACAAGGGAAAGCCCGCTGCCCGGGAGAGAACCGTCACGGAGAAGGTCGTGGGCAAGAACGGAAAGGTCCGCGAGGTCAAGAAGAAGGTCAGCGAGCCCATTCTTCCTCCCAACCCCGAGTACGAGCTGTTCAAGAAGATCATCCGCGGCGACAGCTCGGATAACATCATGAGCGCCAAGCCGGGTGTTCGGGAGAACGGAAGCTCCAAGAAGCCCGGCATCATGGAGGCCTACCAGGACCGCCAGGGCAAGGGATATGACTGGACGCTTTTCATGCAGGATGAGTGGGAGGACCACGAGGGCCAGACCGTCAAGGTCCAGGACGCCTACCGCTTCAACGAGAAGCTGATCAACCTCCACTGCCAGCCTCAGGAGATCAAGGATCTAATGGACGCCACTATCTTGGACGCCGTTCAGAAGCCTCGCAAGACTGGTGTGGGCATCTACCTACTCCGCTTCTGTGAGGAGATGGCGCTGGTCAACATCGCGCGCTATCCCAATGATTTCGCGGCTATTCTTCAAGCTGGTTACGTGGCCAGCTAGCATCACCAGTGGCTTGACTTGTAGGTGCGCTCACGTATTAGAGCTGTTCAGCGGGGAGTAGGGTGCCGTGCCCATTGAGAGGGAATTCAAGTTCATCCTACACTCTCCGGACCAACTGGTCCAGAGACTTCAGGCCAACAGGGACCTGACGGGATACGCCGATATACGCCAAGGATACCTCAGCAGGGGTGGAAGGGTCCGCAGCAGAACATGGTGGATGCGGGACCAGAGGGGCTTCTATGACCCCGACATCGCCCCCGTTGAGTACATCTTCACGTACAAGCATGATCTCCAGGACCAGCCCGGTTGCCTGGAGATCGAGACCCCCATCAGTGAGGGCGACTTCCAGCTGGCCTGGAGTGACGCCACCCATAAGATCCACAAGACCCGGTACCTGCTCAAGGAGGACGGTCGGGTCTGGGAGGTGGATCTGTTCAAGGACCGCGACGGCGCCTACCTGGCCATGGCGGAGCTGGAGGTGGACCAGAACTCCGGACCACCTCAGACACTTCACCCGCTGATACAGGCCTTTCTTCTCCACCGGGTGGATGAGAGCGACCGCAGATTCAAGAATCGCAACCTCTGCCTGCGGGAGCCGGTGGAGAAGTTGCTCAAGGAGATCGTCTAGAAAGATGGCAAGGCCACGACTGAACCTGCGTAGATACCACAACAAGATCCACTTTCCCGAGAACACTGCCCTGATGTGCCTGGAGTTCTTTGGCCAGATCGGAGACGTGGACGTCACATACCACGCCGCTGAGCAGCTCATGGAGGATCGCAGAACCATCATTCCCCTCCCCAGCCGGGAGGAGCTTCTCCATGACACCAACACCCTGGTGGAGATGTATGAGCTCTGCGATGACTGGAAGGAACCTCTGGGAAAGCTCCAGAAGATCCTCATCCGGGTTCACAACCTCCACGACCAGTATGACTTCGCATACGTTCTCGCCAGGGAGGGCTTCATCGTCAGCGCCTGGGCCAACGACAAGGACGACGACCATCGCCTTGATGGCAGGGCCGCTCGTGAGTACTGGCGACCGCCGGGAATGGAGCTTCCCCAGGCGGAGTGAATATTGAGACTCTGGCGTCATCCCAGTATAGTGGTGGGAGTTGAGAAGAGGAGTCCCGTCATGAGCAAGATGTTTCATCTGACCAGCAACAGCTGGCTGGTTCGCGCCAGCAGCGGATCAGCGGGAATCCTCTTCAAGACTGACGAGGGATTCGTGTTCATGAGCCCCAGCGGGCGACAGGAGTTCACGGACCTCGAGGCC